TAGAACTTAATCCTACTGCAATTAGAATTGATTCAGACCCAGATATTCAAGGTGCTTTAACAGGAGATGCTTTAGTTCCTTTATATCAATTTGAGAAATCATTACGTAAGAACCCACAATGGCAATATACTAACAATGCAAGAGAAGAAGCATCTAACTATGCTCTTACTATTCTGCAGGATTTTGGATTGATATAAATGGCTGAGAAAGATAAACCAAAGTTACCTACTCCTCCTAAACCCCCAGCCTTTCCTTCTGCCCTTAAGCCGTCAACATTACCTGGTGCAACTAAGGCAGTTCAACAATATACAACTCCTGCAGGTCCAAAGGTTCCTGCTACTACAACTACTAGAAATATACCCTCTGGTGGCATTGCTCAACCAAGGACTACAACTACTACAACTAAACCAGTTGATAAAAAGATAGTTCCTAAAATAGATAAAACAACTGGTATAACTACTGAACAACAAAGAATTTTAGATTTAGAAAAAGCACTTCAAGATGCTCAAAATAAAGGTAATGCAGAAGACCCAGGGTTACAATATCAAAGAGATGTTGCTATAGCAGACCGCAAGTCTGCCTTTCAAATACTTGCAGATGAATTTAAAGTAAATGGTTTAGATACTCTTGCTGCTGAAGTACAAAACTTTATGACAGAAGGTTTAAGCCCAGCAGAAGCAAAGATTGCTATACGTCAAAGCCAAGCATACAAAGATAGATTTAAGGGTAACGAAGGTCGTATTAAAAAGGGATTAGCAGTTTATCAACCTGACCAATACCTCGCTGCAGAAGAAACATATAGAAATGTTTTACTTGCCAATAACCTTCAAGACCTTGTTAGCAAGAATACAACTGATTCATTTATCTCTGGTGCAGTATCTCCAGAAGAAGTTCAAAATAGAATTCAAAATGTATTCAATAAGATTGATAATGCTGACGCAACATTAAAAGGACAATTAGGTAGGTACTTTAGCAATTATGGTATTGCTGACCCTAACTTACAGCGTTCACAGTTAGCATCTGCTTTGTTAAGTGGAGACACTTCAACAATGTCATTAGAACGTCAATTAAAGAAAGCACAATTACGTGCTGGTGCTCAAATGTCTAATGTAACAATTGCTGAAACTGGTGTTGAATCATTACAACAACAACTAGAAGCACAAGGTGTTGCTGATGTTTATGGTGCTGCTAAAACAGGCTTTAGTACACTTTCTCAAACATCACCAAATACTGAAAGACTTGCACAAATTTACGGAGAACAGGCAACTGGTCTCTCAGAAGAACTTCAACAAGAAGCGTTCTTTGGTTTACAATCACAAAGACGTAAAAAATTACAAGAGAGAGAACAAGCCACATTTGGTGGACAAGCAGGAATTTCAACTGCTGGTCTAGCCAAAAATACATCAGGCTCGTTCTAACATAAACCCTCAGTAGGACCCACCAGCCCCTACGAGAGTAACAAGACTGGTAGCAAGAGCCATAAAGAATCCCCCCAGATTTAACGTGAGGCTTGCGACTAACAAAAAGAATGGGAGCGTTGCGATGAGCAACAACTATCAAGACTGGGACGATGACGAAGAAGATGTTATCCCTAGTCAACAATCAGAAAGCGATTTATTAAAGCAACTTCGCAAGGAGTTAAAGAATAAATCAAAAATGCTTTCCGAAATGGAAGGACAACTTTCCTCGATTAAGACTGAACAACGTCAAAACGTTATTAAGTCAGTTCTTGAAAGTAAGGGCGTAAGTCCAAAAATAGCAAAATTTATTCCTGCAGATATTGATGCTTCATCTGAAGCAGTAGATAACTGGATTACGGATAATGCTGATGTTTTTGGATTAACAGTACAGACGCCTGCTGATGTAAAGCCAGACTTGGCTACACTCAGACAAATTGATGCTGTTACTGCAAATGCCCAATCTCCTGCTGGCTTGGATGATATGTATTTGAGATTACAAAATGCAGAATCTGCAGAAGAAATCACAAATATGATTTTCCAACAAGGCGGAGAGATTTAGGCTAACTAACTACTATCTAAGGAAATAACCGAAATGGCAAATGCCTATTCAGCATTATCTGCTGGTACATCTGCAACTAACGGTGGTCTTGGTGGCGGTCAATATTCAAGCGCAGACAACGTAGGAACCTTCACACCATCTAATGGTGCAGGTCTCGTTCAAAAGGCTTATGACCGTCTAGTTGAGTTCGCACTTCGCTCTCAACCATTACTACGTTCAGTCGCAGACAAACGTCCAGCACGTCAGTCAATGCCTGGTTCATCCGTTGTATTCCAAATTTACAGCGACATGTCCAAGGCAACAACTGCATTATCAGAACAAGTTGACCCAGATTCAGTAGCGATTGGTACACCAACTGCTGTAACCGTAACTCTTAACGAATACGGTAACGCAGTTCTAACCACACGCAAACTGCAATTGATGTCACTTGCTGAAGTTGACCCAGCAATTGCAAACATTGTTGCGTTCAATATGGCAGATTCTATCGATGAAATCGTTCAAACCGAACTTCGCGGTGGAACAAACGTAATCTACGCAAGCAACGCATCAGGCACACGCGCAACAGCAACAACTAACGTTACTGGCGCTCACACTTTGAAAGCAGCAGACATTCGTCTTGCTATTGCAAAGTTACGTGCAGGTAAAGCAGTTGCTCGTAAAGGTTCTCTATACTGGTGTGCAATACATCCAGAAGTTTCACACGACTTACGTGCAGAAACAGGTTCAGGTGCTTGGAGATTACCTCACGAATACCAATCAAATGCTGAAATTTGGGCAGGAGAAATTGGAACATTCGAAGGTGCCTACTTCATCGAATCACCACGCTTGTACAACTCCACCGATGGTGGTTCAAGTGCACGCGTGTTCCGTACATTACTTGCTGGTCAACAAGCACTTGCAGAAGCAGTTGCTGAAGAACCACACGTAGTTATTGGAAACGTTACTGACAAATTGATGCGCTTGCGCCCAATTGGTTGGTACGGAGTATTAGGATTCAAGCGTTATCGCGAAGAAGCCTTATACAGAATTGAATCTTCATCCAGCATTAACGCTGCATAAGTTAGATTCACTTAACGGTAGCCCCCACGTCAAGTGGGGGTTACTCTTATCAAAGGATTTTAAATTGCCAAAGTTTTTTCCACCTACAGTTGCTGAAGGACCAGCAGGCTGGGGTCTATTTTATCGTTATAAATTAGACCGAGGAATCAGTGTGTTAAAAATTGGTAATACATATTATAAAATTAGAGTTCCATCAACTGACCAAATAGATTCTTCTACTGAATATTATGCAGGGGGACACGAACACGATGTTACGTCAGACCAAAAGACTGCGCTCATTGCTGCTAATATCGGCATTACTGAAAGTAACTTTGAAGGATGATAAACAACATTCTTATAATGGGTGCAACTGCAAGCGCAATTGTTTCTGTATTATTTGTGATTGCTCCAACAGTTCGAAAGACTCGTTCTATGATGGAATGGTTGGAAAAGTTTCGCCGCGATTGGGAAGGCGAGCCTGGTGGTCCAGGTAGGGATGCTGTTCCTGGTGTTATGGAAAGATTGAATAGACTTGACGGTGAGTTAAGTAATAATGGTGGTTCTTCTATGAAGGACGCTATTGAAAGAATTGAAAAGAGTTTAGGGACTAAATGAGTTTACATAGAAAACAGAAACATCCAGAGTATGTTGAAGGGTGTTTTGGTTGTAAGGCTTCAACACTTGATTTGAACCCTGGTGAAGCATCAAGTAGGATGGATATGTCCGCTAAGAAATGGGATAATGAACTTGCGTTATATCGCACGGCTAGGTCGCAGGGTATTCAACCTGATACGACTAAGACTAAAGATATACGTAGGGCAATAGATGTATCAAACAAAACAGGAATAGCATACGGAGCATAATATGATGTACGGTAAAAAAATGCCTAAAGGTAAGAAGATGATGGATATGAAGAAGATGGATTCAAAGAAAAAATCAATGGTTAAAATGAAGAAAACAGGAAAGAAGAAATAATATGTGTACAACTTGTGGATGTAACTATCCTAATCTAGAACACGCTATGGCTAATGCCAAAGGCAATAACCCAATGGGTATGCCAATAGCACCAGTGCCATCAAGCATTCAAAAAGCAGAACCAAAGAAACCAAAAGGAAAATAATAATGCCAACAAGAGTATCAAAAAGACAGGCTGCAAAAGGACCTGTTAAAGTTAAGTCAAGCACAATCGGTGCTATCAAGAAAACTGGTATGACAAAAGCACTAGGAAACATCACACCAGCACAACGTAAAAACGCTGCATATATGACAGGTTTAAAACGTATGTACGGTGCTGCAAGAGTTAATAAGGCTCTTGCTCCTAAAAATATGTCTGTTCCAGTTGGTGGAGTTATGGGAACCAAAAGAGCGCAAGTTATGGCTGGTCCTGTACGTTCAACAATGAAGAAAACTACTGCTAAAAAAGTTGTTTCTAAGTCAAAGTTATTAAAAGACCAATTAGCAGCAAGAGCACCAAAAAGCAAAATGTTCAGTAACTTAGGTTCAGGAGTTTCTGTTCCAAGAAATTACAAGAAAAAATAACAATGGCTAAGTCACCTGCTTGGACACGCAAAGAAGGAAAGAATCCCAAAGGCGGATTAAACGCCAAAGGTCGTGCTTCATACAATAAAGCAACTGGTGGGAATCTTAAACCTCCTGTCAAAGCAGGTCAAGCCAAAAAATCACCTAAGTCTGCAGCAAGACGTAAATCTTTCTGTGGTCGTATGTGTGGTATGAAATCTAAACTTACTTCTTCTAAAACGGCACGTAACGCTAATTCACGTATAAACAAATCACTTAGAGCCTGGGACTGTAACTGCAGATGAAAAAGAAAGCATTTTGGGATAAGAAGAACCCTAAGAAAACTTCTAAGAAATTAACTCCAACACAAATTAAAAGTGCTAAGGCTCGTGCCAAGGCTGCTGGTAGAAAGTATCCGAATCTAGTAGATAATGCTGCTGTTTCAAGAAAAGGAAAATAATGGCTGGTAGATATAATATGGTCTGTGACCAGGGTTCTACTTTTAGTTTAACTTTTACAATTAAGACTGATGGTACTGCCTGGAATTTAGTTGGCAACTATACAGCCAAAATGCAAGTTCGTTCATTTTTAGATTCATCTACTGTTATTGTTGAATTGTCTACAGCAAATAGTCGTGTTGCTTTTTCTGCAGGTGGTGTTGTTACTTTAACTATTCCTGCAACTGTTACTGATGATTTAGCCACTGGTCGTCATACTTATGATTTAGAATTTACTACAATTGCTACAAGTGTAGTTCAAAGAGTTTTAGAGGGAAAGTTTGTTATTAGAGGCGAGGTAACTAGATAATGGCAACTGAAATATTAATTCAGGAAGCCTCTCCAACTGTTATTGATATCACTGACCCTAATAATATTCTTGTTGAAGTTGATGGTACTCAGGGACCTATTGGTTCTCAAGGTGTTACTGGACCAACTGGTCCATCTGGTAGTCAAGGTATTCAGGGTATTCAGGGTTCTCAAGGCACTACTGGTCCTACAGGTCCTACAGGTAACACTGGTGATACTGGTCCAGCGATTACTGGTGCTACAGG